TCTTTTCTTAATTTCTCCGCGCCGGAGACAACATAAGCCGCTGTCGCCTCGTGCATTTCAGCCAGTGATTCAACCGCAGACTTAAAGGTTCTGGATACGGTGACAGATTTTTTCGACGGCGGCGTCGAGGCCAGCGGATAACAGGCAATACCTTTAAGTTCGTTTAATAAACGGTGACCGACGACACCCATCTTCTTTCTGATAATTTTTTCATCGGCATCACGCAGCTGCCGGGCATTATTGATGCCGTTAGCGATTAAAAAATCCGCATATTTTCGACCGACCCCCCAGACATCGGCAACCGCAACTGCGGCCAGCGCCCGGTCCTGATATTCAGGCCCGGTCAAATCCAGAACACCATCAGCTTTTTTTGAATATTTAGCCAGCCGATTAGCAATTTTAGCTAAAGTTTTCGTCCCGGCGATCCCCACGGACACCGAAATACCAGTCCATTTCTCAACAGTATTTTTTATAGTACGCGCATACTCTACAAGATCAATCCGGCTGAAATCGGACAGATCAAGAAAAGCTTCATCAATAGAATATATTTCCAGTACCGGCGTAAACCCGGTATTCCATGCGCTGCTGAAAGACCACTGAGCAAGTAATATTTCCAAACAATGCCTCAACCAGCGTCTTGATTCTTTCGTCAATATTGTTTATCTCAAAATCACCCCATTTCTGGGTAGTCGGCATAATCGTTAAGCCGGAATCATTGACAAAAGTTGGTGCTATTGAATTTTGAATACTGTGCTCTAACCCGCCATGCTCGATGGAATAAGGCCGCACCACAAAGGGATCAGCCCCGCCAATAGTTGAGCCATAAACAACATCAATTTTGTTTTTACAAAAACTCAACAGCGTCCCGTTAGGGGTCACTATTGCCCCGGTAATAACGTCACCCATTCCCCATTTATCAGCGCCAGAAATAGAGGTCCACGGCTTGAAGGGGTCGCCTATGCCTGAAATCATCCAGTGAGAACCATAAGATAAAAACAAGTGGTGCCTGTGAGGAATTACAACCGTTGCTTTTAAATCAATTACGCCGGTGTCAATCTCCACCAGTTCCCCATCAAGTTGGAAGGGTTTATTAACACCGTCTGCACCCCACACAGATAAGCTCGACACGTCACCTTTAAAATTGTAAACTTGCGCCCTGATCTTGCCGCCTGCCTGCCGGGTAACTGCCGTGCTGTCATCTCCGGCTGTGGCTGTTGCAATGTTAGTTCCGTTGTGGACAAAGGTAAGGGTGTCTCCGTCTGCAATGTCTGCACCCTGAAAGGTAAGCAAGCCGTCAAAGGTTGAAGCATCCCAAGAGCCTGAAACCTTTTGAATACCTGTTATGACTGCGCCAGTTGTGAGGGTATCACCGACTACCGGGCGACCTGCCCCGCCATTTGTAAAGGGAACTGTCTTGCCTAAGTCGAGCTGCTCCCAGCCGGTAGGGGTTGATCTGTAAACTTTATTCTCTACGCCGTCGTCACGGAATGCGTATAAAACACCTTTATGCTTTACCGCTCCGGTCATGTTTCCGTTTCCGGGGACTGCTTGAACTGTTGCCCGTGCTGCATTGGTTGCCAGTCGGTGCCATTCGAGGTCAATATCAATATCAACCGCCCCGGTGTTTTCCTGTACGGTAATATCTGTAATTACTGTTGTTCCGTTGATTGATAAATCGTCATGGTCGGCGAACTTACCATCAATCATAAAAGCCAAAACACCGTTATCAACAAGTAGCACCTGCCCATGAGCTGTGCCGTTTGTTATGGTGTCGCCTTCGTTAATCGTTCCCGAAATCGTCCCTGTGATCCATGTATAGCCTACCTCTGAGGGCAGAAACCTCCCATCTGTGCGCTCATGCCCTAAAATGCGTTCCATGCCTTTAGGATCGGCCAGACAGTGATTATGCCCCGCAATAAACATACCGGGTGGTACGTCAATCTGTACATTTTCCGTGTCCATGCCACCATCAAGGACTCGTACTTTATTGGACGTTCGGGAAAATCTCATTGCATTTGTATCCCTGGAGAATGATCAAGCAACATTCTATTCATTGCTTGGTTGTAATCCTCCCTTGTTTCCTGCTCCATCTCTGGGTCGTTATCCTCAACAGCGTTTTTATGCAACGCTTTGTGGTGTACTATCATGTGATGTTCTTCGTGCCAGACCGGAGACTCGTTGTGTACTGCCTTGTAAGGAGCACGGTAAGTAAGCACGCTCATTTTATAGGGCTGGTTTGGTGTACGGTCAAAGGCGAGTATTCCTTTGTGGTATGCGTAAGTGTTCGGAGTTCCGGCATGGACACCAGCAAGTAAGCACTCATCGAGCAGATCCTTGTCGATATTGGTTAAAAAACCGATTGCCCGACCAGAGGTAAAATCAAGGAGCCTTGCGCCCTCGAACATATCCCGCATTTCCGGATAGTTTAACTCCACGCTGGTATATTCCCGCTTCCAGTTCTGGACGTTAAAAATCTTACGCTCTGTTAAAAAGTCCCAAGCGTTGCAGCTGGTTTGTATTTCGATGTATGCGTCTTGCACATAGTTCCAGAGCCGCTCCTGGCCACGGTCCAGGTTATCAATGCCGGTGGGCGTTTGACGGCCCACCCGCTCACATACTCTTTTAAAGAGGTCAAGAAATGTCATCGTTCATCTTCCGGCACGTCTTCCTCTGGCAAAACTTCCAGAATTTGCACAACCTCGGCCTGTTTGAACATTCTCTTCAGCCCTCCGCTTTTCTCGTCACCCGGCTGAATCACGGTAGACTTCTCCTGCAAAACATTAAGAAAACGTTGGCGAATATAAACCTCTTTGCCGCGTTCAAATATCTTCATCTCGTTGTTGACTTTGGCCCATGGTAACAGCCCAGTCTGGCCGTTGTCCATGATGATTGCCTTGTAATAAGGCTCTGGTACAATCTCCTTGGCCTTGGCGACAAGCTCAGCGTCACTCTCACTCTGGTCAAACGGCTGATTGTAGTCAACCAACATGTTAATAGCCTGCAAGCGTGTCATCTTCTTGGCTGGCTTCTTGGCCGGTGCCTTGGCCTTCTCGGTCTTTTCTTCAGTTGTCATCTTTACACTTCCTCCTGCGCCCCACCCGGAGGCAGGGCGCTTTTATTGGTTATAAGTTGGTAGCAGCTACGTTGACTTCACAAATCCATGCAGGATTAGTGATACCAGCTGCAAAGTGCTCTTTACCAGTTATAAAGCCGTTACGTCCGGCAGGGTCACCAGGAGAAGCAGTATCAGGCTGCACGATAAGCGCCTTCATGCCTTTCTTACCCTTCGGGGTTACGACAGTTGCAGCACGCTCACCAAAGGCAAGGAGCCGATAAACATCAGCATTTCCGCCAGTCGCTTTCATGCCGTTTGCAGCACCTCCACCCCCAGCCAATGCGGGAAAGTTCGGTGTCAAGATAACCCGGAAAGGACCAGCTGCTCCGGCCTCGTAGGTACTGATAACCACCTGAGAACCGTAACTCTCCACGGGTTTCCATTTCATTCCCAACGCCTCAAAGTCATATTTGAGATCAGTATGACCAACCATTACAAAGGTGGCCGGTACGGGTGTGGTTTTATAGTTGGTCGCACCAGTGGTAAACTTACGGAAATGCACAGCTTTTTCCGCCATCAAGGACCGCTCAATCTTGGAGATCAGCTGTGAAGTAATCGCAGTGTTTACCTGATTAACGGCGGTGCCGTTGCTGTAATACTTATGCGGGGTTTCAAGGCCGGCATGGTAAGCCACAAGCTCTTCCATATATCCAGCCCATTCGCCAATGGCAATGGTCGCCTCTTTACGCACATCGTCCTCATTGTAACAAGTCACCTCTTCGGTTATCTTGTAGGACTTTGCATAAATCTGCATGGGAATATTAAAGTCATCATGAGCAAGCAGGTCAAAGTCGGGATTTACACCGGCAGCCTCAAAGCTACCCTCAACAAGCGGCACAGGTTTACCGGCAGCATCAACGCTCACTGTGGGCGGCAGATACCGGCGCAGAGCAAGTGTCATGGCTTTGTGCATATCCATAGGGGTTTTGTCAAACAGTTCACACAGGGTGAGCTGCATCTCTTTACGGGCCAGCATTTCGCCACTGGCAACCACATTTGTTCTTTGGGCTTCGGTCAGCCTTGTATTAGCAGGCATTTTGTTTCACCTTTAATAGTTTTTTGCTCTCTTATACGCCTGATCAAAAAGATCATCGGCGCTCTCTTCCTTCCGGTCAGTGGCTACAACAGCCGTTGCCCGGGTACTCACACCAAGAGAAGCATGCAAAGCTGCATCGTTCTGCTTTTGCTTCCTGTCAGTGTCTTCAGGTGGCACAGTGTTAGGCACCTTCGGTCTCTGCGACTCGAAAAAACCGCCAACAACCGTCTTTAGTAATTCGGGGTCAGTGGTTTCAACTAGAGTCGGGATAAGCTCGGGATTAACCGTTTCCTGTACATACCTGACAAAACTTTCATTATTTATTTTATCCTGATAGCCTGGGTATTGTTTATTCACTTCTTCAACACACGCCCCTATTTCTTGCCGTTTTTTCACGACGGCCAGTTCCTCGGCCAGCGTGCTTAGTTCGCCGTTGTACCCTGCGATTTGCTGTTGCTGGGCCTGTAGCACCTGCTCAACAGCGTTAAGTTCCGGGTATTCCTGCGCCAGCTCCTTAAAGCCCTCACCGAGCGTTCCATCATCGGCGAGGATATTACTGACTTCAGGCTTTTCTTTCTTGGCCAGTTCGTTCAACCGTTTATCTGCGGCACTGACCCGGCCAGCCCAGGCAAGGGACTGCTCCCGGAGCCGGTTGTTTTCTTCAATCAGTTCTTCTATAGTTTTAGTCTTCGGTTCCTCCGGTGTTTCTTCCGGGGTTTCCTCAGAGGTTTCTTCCGGGTCTTCACCTTCTGGTGTCTCCTCTGGTGTCTCTTCAGGTGCTTCACCTTCGGGTGTTTCCTCTGGGGTTTCTTCCGGCACCTCTTCAGGCGGGGTCTCTTCCGGTATTTCTTCCGGCGGTTCCTCTTCAAATTCAGGCACGTCCATCACTTCACGGCCCATGGTTTTATTGTAAGCCTCGGCATATACTGCATCTTCTTCACTCATTGTCTTCCTCCATTTTTTCCAACAATGAAATTATCTCGTCGTACTTGCCCATAAAATAAAGGCGTTCCGTCTCCTTAATGTTGCGATCATGAATCTTTGCATCGCAACGCTGTTTCTGCTCCAGCAACATCTTTTTAAATTTAAGCAATTCTAGCATCGCCTGTTTTCTCGATTAAATATTCGTTGGCCATTTTGCTTTCTTCGGCCCGTGATTTCAGTAAGATTTCTTTCTCTTTTGCTGTGAGCTTAAACTTCCGCTCCCGTTCCTTGTCTGCGTAGAGATATTGCAGCCTGACCTCTTCCTCTCTGGTCCGCTCTTGTGCAATCTCAAACTGTTTGTCAACCACATACTTCTTGACGTTCAGCTCTTCCCGGCCAAGTTTAATTTTCTCAAGCTCTGGGTCTGGCTGTTGTGGCTGATCTGCCAGTTGTTTCCGCTGATCCGCAGTAAGCGCCACTTTGTTTTCATCCACCTGCAACGAGTGTAAAGCCTCAATGTAGAGCTTATCCCAATCGGTACGCTGGTCAAATCTTGGGTTGCTCTGGATCATCTGGACAGCGTTCATCAAGTTTCTGGCTCTGGATTCCTTCATCAGGATTCCAGAGGTTCCACGGGCGTTTGCGGTAAACACGCCCTCAACCCCTACCATGGGCCGGAATTTCATCACAAAATCAACATACCCCTCTATCATGGGAACCGTTACGTTGTCGTCCCAATCCTTGACAATCCGCTTTTGGATTATCATGGCGTTATTGGCAAGCAGTTCCATGCCCTGGAAGGTCTTGGTCATGTTGGCTGATTGCTCACCGGCTAGTACGTCAGGTAAAAAGGTGACGTGGTTTGTCATGTCCTCGTACATCTGGAGGATTGCCATAAGCTCATTGGTGCGTACATCGACAGTAAAAAAGTGGATTGCCTGCCGCACGTCAACACCTGCCTCTTTAAGCCGCCACATTTTGCCGCCGTGCATAACGTAATCTTCAGAGGTAAATCTACTCTGCCCCGGTCTGGTTGGTACAGGCTCAATTACCCGTGGATCGTAAATACACTGTGGTACAGCGGCAAGGCTGGAGTTATCATCCATCTTGCGGAGTGTATTGTTGATCTGTAGCTGTTGGGTCCGCATAGCTCTTGGCAGGCCCGGAGAGGCCATGAAGCAGGCAGGATCTCGGTCAGCGCAAACAATCCTGAAACACCTCTTGTCTAAAGCGTAGGGGTTAGGGGTAATCTTGAGCAAATCACCATCAGAGGACACCCAAGCAATACACTCTATGTCAAGATCATTGTCAGGCTCAAACTGGTGACATCCGTAAGACTCAGCCTCGATTTCAAACTTTTCTGACTGCGCTTTTAAAATCTCATCAATATCTTTGACCGGCACCCGGACATAACCTGAAAAAACAGTCCATGTCTTAGAGTCGTAAGAAGGGAGGCTATCGTCACGCAACTCTGCAAGGTAGTGGGGCTGCTCCGAGTTTGGGCCACGCTGTAGCATTTTATCAATGGCTACCTCGTTAAAGTCACCGCGCATCTTTAAAAGTTCCAGGTCGTCACAGTTAAAGGTGTTACGCTTCCATTCAAAAGCGCAATCTTTTTGATTGGCCACCGATAAGTCGGGGTAATAATCCCACCAGGAAACATGCTCAGTTACCGGGAATTTAGTGTCAACCTCAACGGACAACGAATTAACAACGTTGCCATCTGCACTCTGCTGCTGTGTCCAGCGCTTATTTACTTTTGCGCTGGGGATTGGTCCCTCAAGTATTCCGCAACCCAAAATTACCGCATCAGCTACAGTCTTTCGTGCTTCGTGATCATAATTGCAATCATCCAGCAAGTCAGAAATTCGGTCCTCCATCTGCTGTGCGCTGGGATCGTCCGGTGTTTCTGCGTCAGATTCAACGGTGAAATTTCGGTCACCAACTGGGAACAAAATATCTATCATGCGTGAGATTGCAGCGTTGCACTTGACTTTTGTAATGTTGTACGTCGCTTTACTCCGACCTGCGTAGTCATCGCCGGAAACAGACATACCAAGCCACTGCCTGAAATCGTCAATAGCCCGGTCCTCGAGCCATACCTTATCTTTAACAGCTTTGTTTGCTATAGCCGCAAGGGATTGACCGAGCGAGTCAACAGCACTCTCCATCTTGCCAAGATGCGCCTCGTATTCTCGCCGGAGCTCTTCGAATTCTTCTTCCGTTATTTCTTGCGGTATCTCTGTAATTTCCATCAGCAATAAGCCTTGTCAGATACATATTCAACATCCATTGCCCCGCCACTTACCGGCCAGCGCACCTTTAATTCTGGCGATAAAATCCGAGCCAGAGAATCAAGCATATCATCATGTGCCACAACGGGGTAATCAACAAATTCGTCATCAATAAACAGTTTAACCAAGTCCACGACCTCGCCTGTTACAGTGGTCTTGATAAGTTTTTCGGGAAAATACCAGCGATGATCCTCAAAGCTCGGTACAAGTCCAGAGATCCGCCCGGACTTTTTAACCGGCCCAGCAACCTGAATAATATTAAAATGGTAGTTTTCTAGATCCTGTACATACTCGATGTGCTGTATATCCCGCTGTAGCCCGTATTTTTCGTATCCGACGGCAATAGGATAATAAGTCCTAACCAAGTCAAAGAGAGCTTCTGTGCTTTCCGTGAGGTTTAATTTGTCCCTGATTCCATCCAGTACGTAATAATTTTGGTCTTGGCCTAAACCAATTACCCACATGCTGGTATTGTCCCCGGTCTTCTCTTTTGAGTCTGCCGGATCTACCACGATGTAGATATTCATTCCGCCGAGTGCCGGGCGCTTTTTGTAAAAACGCATATCCTCACGTTTAAACATAGCGGCCCCGTCTGCTTTGGGATCTTGCAACATCTGGCACGCAAAGATATAGCCCCGCATATCGTTGTACTTTTTATCCAGTTCTTCCCTGGTAAAAAATACCGGCTCACCTCTTACTGTCCCGTCAACAGTGGCTTTATGGATTCGGGGTTTAAGTGTCCCGTTTTTGATTATCTCCCGGTAGGTATCGTTGTAGTGGTAACGAGTGCCAATTCCCCGCAGCTCGTAATTTTCTTTTGACACGAGGTTTAGAGAGACCTTAAAGGAGTCTGTGGTCTTTTTGATCATCTCCGGGGTGTTTACCGAGGCAGGGGTAACAACATCGTCATAGATAATGCGCCGGTAATGCATTCCGATTGCTTGGCCGTCAATGAGTCCAGACGTTCCGATTGTTGGTTCCTTCGGGTTGCTCTGCCTTTTAAGCACCAGCCCACCATCAAGGGACCATGTATCAGCTTCTTTTTGCGGATTTTGGTACAGGATATCATCAAACAGATATTTAACCCGCTCGTTTTGCTCAAGCTCGGTTTTGATCTGGCTCAGAAAATCTTTAGCGATTGCGCTTTTATGGGAGATAATACAAAAGGTAAGCTCCGGGTCACTCAGTAGCTCGAAAATAGTGAGCCCGAAGGTAATGATTGTTGACTTGTAATGCCCCCGCGCCCAAAGGTCAAGATAACCGTTTGGCCTTGACTGTACCTCGTTGCATCTATCATACAGCCAATCGTTATTAACATCAGGTCGCCGGAGTACATGCGTGAGTAAAAAAAACAGGTCCGTAGTAGCAAACTTGCGAAACGTCCGCTTTACTACTTCGGGGCCATGTGGTACAGCCGCCTCAATAGCAGATCGGTATATTTCAATCCTTGCTTTCCGGCTCTGTATTGACACTATCAATAACCTCTTGCAGTCCAGGCGGTAAATCGCCCTTTGCAATGTAGTTTACTGTGGTTTCTGGTGGCTTAACCTCCACTACACCAACCCGTGATAAAAGCATCGCACAAATCTTAGGATTAAGCTCTCCTTTGACCCCTAATTGCACTAAAAAGAACTTCTTTAATCCCTTTAGTTGCTTGACGATTCCGGAAAATTGTCGATGCAAATCGGATTTTTCTGGGTGCTGTTCCCAATCCTCAACGGTGCTTATATCTATCTCTAAGTACAACGAAAGCCCCATTACCCCCGGATAAGCTGCAATCCCATCCGTAGCTGTCCGCCACTCCCCTGCAACAAAGTCCTTTGTCTTCTGGATCATCGCTTCATCTAATATACACGGCCTACCCCTACCCATTTCACCTCTCCTTACAATTTCGTATTATCTGATTATACAATTTTGTAATATTGTTTTCAAGCATAAAAAGACCGCATCACAATTTAAATTAAAACAGCAACTTACACAGCTTATTTATTTTTTTTAAAGAAATGTTGTTTTTATTGTTGACAGGATGGTAATAAAAGACTATTCTGTAATTAACAAATGAGGGAAACCACATAAATCAACGGAGGACAAAATGAAAACTCAAACTACACTCATCGTATCACACGGCCAGTACGAAACAAGCGCAGTTGAAGTTGTTGTCAACCATACAACGGAGCGAGGTCTAATGCGTAGAGCCAGACAACTAAGCAGAGAATATGCTGTATATGGTGATAACTGGACAGGCTGGATACCTGCACAGGTTGCCATAGCCTCTGACACAGACGAATGGGGCGACAACCAAATTATAGGCGGTCAGTGGTGTCAACCAACAAACGACTGGTTAGAGTTTTAAAGGTAACAATCAACGGGGGAACAAAATGAAGAAATTTACAACAGGACAAAAACTTTCAGCCCGTTCAATCTGTGACTACGACTGCATCTTCCGGGGAACCGTAGTAAAAAGAACAGCCAAGTTCATTACGCTTAAAATTGACGGATACCGTGACCTTAAACGGGTTAAAGTTAATGTTCATGAAGATGTTGAAGAAGTTTATCCGCTTGGCCGCTACTCAATGGCCCCTTGCTTCACCGCAGCTTAAAAATTAAAAAAGGTTATAAAATGAAAACAGCCATACACACAACAGCTAAATTGCTCAGGGAAAATAACATTTTCACTTATGACAACGACCCCCACAAATACCTATGCTTGAACAACCTTTTAAACGGGGAAATTATAACAGTCGTGGATTATGATATTCAAGGCGGTAAGGAAATACAACACAGTGAATCTTTCCGAATAGATTTTTTTGAAAAAGTAAAAATACTTCAGCCAACCGCTTGACCCTTTAAAAACAGTTCTGGACTCACCAGCCATGCCCTTAGTCTTTGGGCATGGCTTTTTTTTGGTTTTTATTCCGGAAACATCTCAACCAGAATCTTTTTATACTGCGCTTTCCGCCGCTCAACAAGTGCAAGCTCGTCCTGTGCGTCGATGATCTCAGAAAAATCAATATCTACACTACAGCACATTTCATGGATCTCCGCTTCCAGGGTTGCAATCTGCTCGTCAAGTTTGCACATTTCAAGCTCTGCCTGCTTCTTTGCTCTGGCAGCTTTAACGGGTGCAAGTGTTTGCTTTACAGCGTCCTCGCCCATTTTTAGCACATCTTTGTAAGTTGGTAGTTTCATACTCCCTCCAGTAGTAAAATTTTCCTGTTTGGGCAATGTCGCATGGGCGTCAAGCCTTTAATATTCTTCGCCCAGTCTATTTTGATGAATGGCTCAACCCCTCCCTCTTGGCACCTGTGTTTCACTTCTTCTAACCGTCTGGCCTGCTCCATCCTATCAGCTACATTCTGAAAAAATGGATTGCCGCCTAAATCATCCAGACCGTAAAGCTCTTTAACCGCCTCCTGAACCCCCGCGCTCTTTTGGTTGTTTATAATCTCGGCTGCAAGTGCTGTTTTTGGTAAATCCTCGCCTCTATGGTAGTCATTGTCTGGCCCTGCTGCTCTGTAAACAAACATTCCATCAGGCCCAAACACCGGATACCCCAACGGGCCAGCTTCTTCTCTCTTCACGTCATCACCCCCTTTTCCATCTCTTTTGTATGCTTCATAATACAACATTTTCAGCT